CGGATAAAAGTGAATTACAGTCAATACAAAAAGGTCTGGCAATCTACAGTAGACTTCATCCCGAAGATGGTGGTACTGACAACGGTCTATATGCTCGTTGGGGCGGTCAAGTTAGAGAGCAAGATGTAGCGGAAGGCTCGAACAAAAAACAAGAAGCAACACGCAGAATACAAAAAATGTTAAATGATAAGTTCGGTGCCAATTTAGATGTTGACGGAGTATTAGGACCACTTACACTTAAATCTATCAATAAATTTATGCCTAACGCAAAAGTCGGACCAGCGGAAGATCCAAATAAGACCACTGCTGTACAGGGCAAAAAAGTTAAAAACGAAGACACAGATCAGAATCAATTAGCAGAAAAGTGGAGTCAAAAATATAAAAGCAGTATTAATTGCAGTAATCCCAAAGGGTTCAGTCAGCGTGCTCACTGTGACGGAAAAAAGAAAAATGAAGACGTGACAGAAGCATTTCAAAATGACGAAGCCAACTTATATTATATATATGACCCGTCAGATGACAGACTTAAACAAAGAATGGTCAGTAATTACGATGAACGTCAAGCGTTTGCTCAAGGTTTTAAAGATACGCCAGAGCAGGCTCTCAGAGCACATGGAATTATACGCAGTAAATTTAATCCTACAAAATGGGTTCAGAAGCAAGGCACCCGATGGGTAGAAGTATTCCCATTTGGCCGCCCAGAACTTGAAGAAACAGCAGAATATAACTATAGCAATATCAATGACGATGACTGGTATGAATTTGATTCTGATGGCAATGTAGTAAGACAGTCTGGACCCGGTAGATATAAACTTCCCTTTGGTTCCAATAACACAATTAAGTTACCCAATGGAAATATTGCAGCTAAAGGAATGACTGCTAAACGTTTGAAATTATTCAAAAATCTGTCAGAAAGCCGAGAATATTATAATGTTATGAGCACAGACTCAAAGTCTTTACGACAAGATTTTAACATGTCTAAAGATCGTTTCGGATGGTACCTTAGAGAAGGAGCTACTCCAAAACATAAACTAGACGCATACAGAGCATTCGGCAGTCCTAAATTAAAAGAATACGATCTATCTGCATTCAGTGGTGGTACGCAGACCAAAGGTGAAGATAACGTTATTAGTCCAGTTGGGTCTCAAACTAGATCGCAATACAAAAAATGAGAAATTTAATTAATATTATGGAAGCAGCTAGCAAAGGATGTCCTATTGCTACGCACGACATCGATGTTAATTTAAAAAACAGACAGGCTGCTATAGATAACTACAATTATGGGCCAGCCAATCCCGATAAGCCCGGCGACTATTGGGATAAGTCTGCTAAAATTTTTAATGTAACTACAGCTACAGCAAAAACTATGCTTTGTGGCAATTGTGCAGCATTTGATGTCAGTAATAGCATGAGACAATGTATGTCAGACGGTATCAAAGGCACAGAAAAGAATATAGATGCGAATGCCAGTATCAATTTAGCCGACTTGGGTTACTGTAATTTTTTACATTTTAAATGTGCGGGCAGCAGAAGTTGTAAAGCTTGGGTCACTGGTGGTCCTATAACAGAAAAAGACAAAGGAAAAAAGGCAGATTAATATGGATGAATTAATTAAAGCAATGAAGATAGCGTTTGCTACAGAGTTTAGTTTTTACCTAAAAGCACATTTCTATCACTGGAATGTAGAAGGACCAGACTTTCAAGAATATCACAGTTTATTCGGCGGTATCTACGAAGAAGTATATGGCAGCATTGATACATTTGCTGAAAACATTCGCAAGTTAGGCAGCTATACTCCAGGTAGCTATACTCGTTTTAGTATGCTGTCACAGGTCAATGATGAAATCGAAGTTCAGCCTGCTATGACAATGATTCAAGAACTATTAGCCGACAGCGATAAAACTGCCAAGTTATTTAAAATGGTCTACGATCTAGCAGAACGTGAAGGAAAACATGGCATCAGTAACTTCCTGGCAGAACGCATGGACGCACATGATAAACACAGCTGGATGTTAAGAGCCAGTTTAAAATAAGCTCAATGGCTGAATTTTTATATCTTCTTATAGCAACTCATATTACCATTGTATGCGTTACTGTTTTTTTACATCGAGGACAAGCACATCGAGGATTAACTTTTAGTCCTGTACTAAGTCATTTAATGAGATTCTGGTTGTGGTTAACCACAGGCATGGTAACTAAACAATGGGTGGCCATACATCGCAAGCATCACAAAGACACAGATGTAAAAGGCGATCCCCATAGTCCATATATATTTGGAATTATCCCCGTGTTGTTTGGTGGAGCATTCTTATATCATCAAGCCAGTAAAGACAACGTCATGGTAAATCAATTTGGCGTAGGAACTCCTGATGATTGGTTAGAAAAAAATGTCTATGCTAAACACAGTCGTTTAGGTGTTAGTTTGTTATTGGCTTTAAATTTACTATTTTTTTCCTGGTGGGGATTGTTAATCTGGGCCATACAAATGATTTGGATACCTTTCTGGGCAGCAGGTGTAGTTAACGGACTCGGACACTGGTGGGGATATCGTAATGGTAATTCTAAAGATCGCAGTACTAACATTAGTCCAATAGGGGTTATCATTGGTGGTGAAGAGCTTCACAATAATCATCATTTAGAACCTGGAAATCCTAAATTAAGTCGTCGTTGGTTTGAAGTTGACATGGGTTGGATTTGGATACAAATTTTTAAATTTACAGGTTTATTAAAAATAAGGACACTGTAATGAGAATCAACGAAGTAAATTCTCTTTCTTTAAAAGGCAGTCTAGGCGGCAATCTGACAGAAAACAAATTTTGGGCATTCACTGAGCTCAGTGAGATTAAAAATAAGTTTGATACTATTTACATATTAGGTAGTTGGTACGGAAATGCTGGCTTGTTACTCAGCATGGATCCTAGATTTGAATTCGACGAAATCATTAATGTTGAAAAAAATAAAAACATGTTAAAGGTCAGTGGTCAACTTGCAACATTGCAAAAAGACACTAGGATAAAATCCATGCACAAAGACGCTAACCGTTTAGATTATAGACGCCTAGGCCCTGATGGGTTAGTAGTTAATTTTAGTTGCACTAACATTTCCGGCTATGATTGGTTTGAACGTATTCCCTCTGATACCATGGTGCTTTTATCAGGAAGAAACAATGATCCAGGTGCTGTGCATAAATTCAATAGCATAGAAGAATTTTCTTCTACTTATCCATTAACCAAAATTTTGTTTTCTGGTCAGAGAACGTTCGAAGATCCCGAAACTGAATATGATGCGTATTTGGTAATTGGAACAAAATAGACCTGTGCCTTAGGACCGGGTGGGCGGCTACTGCCTTGACTTATACAATTCGCTACTGTATAATCTAGAGTGTAGCAACTTTTTAAACTTCAACTATTATGATAATTTGGTTCAATTGTAAAATTACAGATCAACGACTTAACCCCCAAAGTATAATTAGATATAATCTCAGAGACGACAACAGGTTTGATATCGCAAAATATAGTTTTGCCAGCTTTGCGCCTTTAGAGCCTCTGACCAGCAAGTTTATTTTTAATCTCGAACTGGTGGACAGTCACAGTGGTCGACAGGCAGAAATGGAAGCGTGGCTTAAAGGAATTTTTCCTGCTGACAAATTAAGTATCCATTGGTATAGAGCAAACAACATTGCTCAATGGCAGGAAATTAAAGAAGAAATTGATCAAATTGGGGATGATTTAATTTTCCCTGCAGGCAATGAGGATCATATTTTCTTAGACAGTAACATCGAAGTATTCAAACGTGGATTAGAACTTATTAAACAAGACCCTTATCCTTATGCCACACTGATGACCAGTCATTATCCAGAAAGCATTAGGGCTGCACATTATTTCAAAGGCACTCCCAGCAGTTGTGGTAACTATGTCAGTTATGAAATGGTTAACAACGATGCCATTCGGGTTATGAAGAAGCAATATTTTGAATGGTATCTAGATACTGCAAAAAATTCTGACGCATTGCTTTTCAGAACTGAGCATTGGAACAACATTGGTATTTTATCCAATAAGTTATATATTCCCACTAAAGAACAGTTTAGACACTTTGACGGATATGCTCATGTGCAGGTAGGCGCAGATACTTGTCCCCCATTGGAGATTCCACAAGGATTTTTCGATGGTATGACTGTTCGTTATGGCTACAGCGACAGACAGCAAGACGCTGTCAATATTAACCCAACCGCTGAACAACTTTATACAGTTGATCACGAAAAAGGCACCGATTATCGATATACTCTAGATGAGTTACCACTATTCTGGAAATCATACATTAAACAAACAGATATTTCCGCCGAGGTCGACCAATCGAAAATGAATCAAGCCTACGACACACATCTACTACAAATGACTAGAGTAAATGTAAATTGGTTTCACGTAGGCGCCCGGTTTGATGATTCTAATTATCCCCCGGCAAACTGGATCAATAATCACACAAAAGAATACTTGTACTACGAGTAAATTTAATATATAATACATTTTTAGGAGCATATATGAGCGATTACAATCGAAGTTTTAATGGCGACGCAAAAATCAAGTTGACCCAACTTATTAACGAAGGTATGACTGTTCTTCAAGAAATCGAAGACTTGAATACCGGTCTGAACGAAACTATCAAAGCCATTGCAGAAGAACTAGAAATTAAACCTGCTACATTAAAAAAAGCCGTTAAAATTGCACACAAAGCCAAACTAGGCGAAACAAATAGAGACCACGACGAACTTAATACTATTTTGGAAACAGTGGGCAAGACTCTTTGAACGATTTGTTGTATAATACTGTTACTTGGATAAAAAATGATTGGAACAGCAATCCTATACGTTTTGCTGTCGAGTTGCTTGCTTGGGGGCTTAGTATTGGCTGTAGTATCACTATGGCAGTCACCGTCCCCAACCCACCGCTTATTGTTCTTTATCCAATTTGGATTAGCGGTTGTGCTATGTACGCTTGGGCTGCTTGGACTCGGCGGTCATTTGGGATGCTAGCAAACTATCTATTGTTAACCACCATCGACGCAGTTGGACTAATAAGGATGATGATTAATTGAGTTACGTAGACGCATTATTTGATAAACAAAAAGATCGTATTCATGTTGTAGAGCGTATCAATGGCTCTCGAGAATATAAGGAATATCCAGTCAACTATATATTTTATTATGATGACCCTAAGGGAAAACATAGAACTATATACGGCACTCCTGTAACCAGATTTGCCACCCGCAATGGTAAGGAATTTCAAAAAGAATTACGGATGCAGAATGGTAAAAAACTATGGGAAAGCGATTTTAAACCTGTATTTAGATGCCTTGAAGAAAACTATCTCGGTGCTGAACCGCCTAAGTTACAGACGGCATTCTTCGACATTGAAGTCGACTTTGATCCGCAGCGAGGATTTAGTCCAGTCTCGGACCCATTTAACAAAATCACTGCTATTAGTATCTATTTAGATTGGTTAGATAAACTAGTAACACTGGCTATCCCCCCAAAGTCAATGAGCTGGGAAACTGCGGAGGAACTTTGCGCTAAGTTTAGTGACTGTTACATTTTCGACAGAGAAGAAGATATGTTAGATACATTTCTTAATCTCATCGATGACGCAGACATCTTAAGTGGGTGGAACAGCGAAGGATATGATATTCCCTATACTGTTGGCCGTATTACTCGAGTATTAAGCAAAGACGATACCCGAAGACTTTGCCTATGGGGACAATTTCCCAAACAGCGAGAATTTGATCGATTCGGCGCCACTAATATTACTTTTGATTTAATTGGCAGAGTTCATCTGGACTATATGCAATTGTATCGAAAGTATACCTACGAAGAACGTCACAGCTATAGTCTGGACGCTATTGGCGAATATGAATTAGAAGAACGTAAGACAGCCTACGAAGGTACATTAGATCAACTATATAATAAAGACTTTGAAACATTTTTAGAATATAACAGGCAAGACACTCGCTTGCTTGCTAAACTAGACAAGAAGCTACGTTTCTTGGATTTGGCGAATACCATTGCTCACGATAACACGGTGTTATTGCAGACAACAATGGGCGCAGTTGCAACCACAGAACAGGCAATTATCAATGAAGCACACAGTCAAGGATTGGTCGTTCCTAACAGGAAGGGCAGAGAAGAAGATGGAGACACCCAAGCGGCAGGTGCCTATGTTGCTTATCCCAAAGTCGGGATGCACAAATATATCGGAGCAATTGACATCAACAGCCTCTATCCTTCGGCCATCCGATCTCTTAACATGGGGCCAGAAACAATCGTAGGACAATTACGTCCTGTAATGACAGATCGTTACATTAAAGAAAAAATAGATGGGGGAGATAGCTTTGCGTCTGCATGGGAAGGATTGTTTGGTAGCTTGGAATACGAAGCAGTAATGCGTGGAGATCCCGGAGTAGAAATTACCATTGACTGGGAAGCAGATGGCACCAGCGATGTATGCAGTGCCGCCGATGTATGGCGTATTATATTTGACAGTAATAAGCCGTGGATTTTAAGTGCTAACGGCACTATTTTTACCAGCGAGCATAAAGGTATTATTCCGGGTTTATTGGAAAGATGGTATGCCGAGCGTAAACAAATGCAGGCCAAACTTAAAGAATCCGCCACGCCCGAAGATCAGGAATACTGGGATAAACGACAACTGGTTAAGAAAATTAATTTGAACAGTTTGTACGGCGCTATTCTTAATCCAGGATGCAGATTTTTCGATAACAGAATCGGTCAAAGCACTACACTAACTGGCCGAGCTATTGCCAAACACATGGACAGTTTTGTCAACGAATGTATATTCGGCAAATATGATCATGTGGGAGATGCTATTATCTATGGTGACACTGATTCTGTTTATTTCAGTGCATGGCCGGCCGTGCAAGCAGATGTTGAAGCTGGTCGTATGGAATGGAACAAAGACATTGCTGTTCAACTATACGACAGTATTGGAGAACAAGTTAATCAAAGCTTTCCAGGTTTCATGGAACGAGCATTTCATTGCCCCCGACAAAATGGATCTATTATTAAAGGTGGTCGAGAGCTTGTGGCCATTTCTGGTTTGTTTATTAAGAAAAAGCGATATGCGGTTCTTATCTACGACAAAGAAGGCAAACGGCTAGATGTCAAAGGCGCAGAGGGCAAAGTAAAAGCCATGGGCCTAGACTTAAAAAGAAGCGATACTCCAAAAGTAGTACAAGACTTTTTAAGTGAAATTTTATTGGATGTACTTACTGGTGCTGAACGTGAATCTATTATCGAAAAAGTAAAAGAATTTAAAATTAAATTTCAAGAGCGGCCGGCATGGGAAAAAGGAACTCCTAAACGAGTTAATAACTTAACCAAGTATACTGCCGATGAAGCCAAACAAGGTAAAGCAAACATGCCCGGTCATGTACGAGCGGCTATGAACTGGAACAATCTGCGTCGTATGCACAGTGACAACTATAGTATGCAAATCGTAGATGGCATGAAAGTTATTGTTTGCAAACTGAAAAATAATCCACTAGGATATACCAGCGTAGCTTATCCCACAGACGAAACACATATCCCTCAATGGTTTAAAGATTTGCCTTTTGACGACAACCTGATGGAAGAAGGCATTGTGGACCAAAAAGTAGAAAATTTATTAGGTGTATTGAAATGGGAAATTTCAGAAAACACAGACATCAATAGTACATTTGATACTTTGTTTAACTTTTCAGACTGAATCTAAAATTTATTAAAAATGAAAATAAGCGAACTAGTAAGAATAAAAGAACAATTGTTGAAGTTTAAATCTCCGACTTTTTCAACTTTTATCGAATCTAAATTTAAAGAAACATCAATATATGTAGATAATATGCTGAGTTCTTTTGTATTTGGAGAATTAAGAACTAATCTTGCCAATCAGTTGATTCAATTGGATTCACAGATAAAACACACAGACAAACTAATTGCCGACTTAATTGCGTTTACTGAAAATTCAATCGAAGAAAAAGTTAAAGACTTTTACAAAGAAGGTTATCTGATAAACGGTATTGAATATACTAGCGAAACTGATGTTCATAACGAAAGACAATACAGAACAGTAATATGTAACGACGATGTTAAACAAACTATAATTACAGACATACGGAGATACACTAATCCAAAATATCCAGCTTTAGAAATTGGACCAGGAGATGGACAATGGACCGAATTTATTGTGGCTGGAGATCCGTTATACGTTGTCGACATTCATCCAGAATTTATAGAATCTACGAAATCTAAGTTTCCTATAGAATATCAAAGAAGATTAAGAACATATCTAACAGGCTGGCATGGAGTTCCCAAGGACGATTTAAGCATACTTCCGCAAAATCAATTTGGGTTTATATTTTCCTGGCAAGTGTTTGACTTTTTTCCTTTGGATAAAACTAAATTATATTTAGAACAATGTTTTAATTTATTGCGACCAGGTGGCATAATGATGTTTAGCTATAATAATTGTGAATTTAGTAATGCTGCTGTTTATGCTGAAACTGGTTTTAAGAGTTGGATGACTAAAGAATTACTAATTAAAATTTGTCAAGAAACAGGACTTGAAATTTTGGATACTAACGACTTAGTATCCGGATTTTACTGGATTAAAGTTAAAAAGCCAGGCGATCTTAAAACGGTAAAAGCCGGTCAGTCAATGGGTGAAATTATTCACCGCAGGACTTGATTTTTCTAAATAACTTATATACACTAACACATTATCGGAGAACTTATGAAAGACCACCTATTAGACATCGTGCAACATACTCATGGACTAGGAGTTATTGATCTAGTTAAGATTGTAGGCACAGAAAATGAAACTATATTAGAAGCAATTGCAGAAAATCGCAGTGTTATTCTACAAGCTAAATTTAAAGGACCAATTGCAGACTTTATCGGAACTTTTGGTATGCCAAATTTAGGTAAGCTAAACACAGTGCTTAACATTCCAGAATATAAAGAAAATGCCGTTATTACTGTTAGTACTCAAAATAAGAATGACGAAACAGTTCCAGTAGGAGTTCATTTCGAAAATAAAACTGGCGATTTTAAAAACGATTATCGTTTTATGAGTGCTGAAATTGTCAACGACAAACTTAAAACTGTGCGTATGAAACAAGTTGCATGGAACATAGATATTACTCCCAGCGCAGCTAGTATTCAGCGTCTTAAATTTCAAGCTAGTGCAAACAGCGAAGAAAATAACTTTATTGCTAAAACAGAAAACAACGATTTAAAATTTTACTTCGGTGACCACAGTAGTCACGCAGGTAATTTTGTTTTCCAATCAGGTGTTAGTGGAAAATTATCCAAAGCATGGGCATGGCCAGTGGCTGTAGTTATCAGCATCCTCAGCTTACCAGGCGATAAGACTTTTAAGATCAGCGACGAAGGTGCTGCAATGATCACTGTTGACAGCGGTATCGCAGAGTACAATTATATTTTGCCAGCACAGACCAAGTAATGAAAGAACAAAAGTCAAATACAATAGATGACTTAACTAGCAAGCAAAATGACTATGCCGTTTTTTTGCCTGCACTAAGTAGTTTCTACGCCACTTATGTAGGCAAGCAACGTCACGACTCCACTTACATTGATGCACAGCGTTTGCCTGCAGATTTTGAAAACGGCGTTGAAGGACTAAATTGGCTTAATAATAAACAAGGGTATTTTCATTATAAATGGGCATTGTACAGTGCAGGTCATGCCAACTTAGACACTAACAAATTTGATCCCAAAGAGGATATGGTCCGTAACCGTGATCCTAACACATTCGTCCTAGGCGACAGTGGCGGATTTCAAATTGGTAAAGGCGTATGGGAAGGTAATTGGAAAGATCCAGCTTGCCCCAAAGCACAAAAGAAACGTGAACAAGTTCTTGCATGGATGGATGCTTACATGGACAGGGGTATGATTTTAGATATCCCTGCGTGGGTCGCTCGTAGCCCTGCGGGACAAAAAGCCACAGGTATTAGTACCTATGCCGAAGCAGTTCAGGGCACATATATAAACAACGATTATTTTATGGCCAATCGAACAGGTCGTTGTAAATTCTTAAATGTCCTCCAGGGCGAAAATCACACAGAAGCAGATGACTGGTATGATCGTATGAAAAAATACTGCGATCCTAAACAATACAGTCAACCATTTAACGGTTGGGCTATGGGTGGTCAAAATATGTGTGATGTTCATTTGCTATTACGTAGACTTGTGGCATTGCGTTTTGATGGTCTACTAGAACCAGGTTTGCATGACTGGATGCACTTCCTCGGTACTAGTAAATTAGAGTGGGCTACTTTATTAACAGATGTCCAACGTGCAGTACGCAAATATCATAATGAAAACTTTACAATATCGTTTGATTGTGCTAGTCCATTTTTAGCTACTGCAAATGGTCAAATTTATTATGACGTGGTTACTCCAGACAGAGCCAAATGGAGTTATCAAATGCAGCCCAGTGTAGATAATAAAAAATATGCCACAGATACACAACCATTCCGTGATGCAGTATTACAAGATAAAATCTTTGATACATTTTTACAAAGTCCCATCAGCGAACGATTGAAAATTAACGATGTATGTTATTACAAGCCCGGAGACTTAAATAAAATTGGCAAGGAAGGTCGCACTAGCTGGGACAGTTTTAGTTACACTCTGCAAATGGGTCATAATGTGTGGACACATATACATGCAGTTCAGGAAGCTAATCGTCAATACGACTCAGGCAAGTATCCTGAAATGTTAGTATCTAGTACTGCCGACAAAAAGAGTTTTAGACAATATGATCGAAACTTTTTTAGAGACATTGTAAATGATATTTTTGCTACTAGTGACCGTGGCAAGGCTGAGGAAATCATTGAACACTATAACAAATATTGGATGAGCATTGTGGGTACTCGTGGGGCTGTTGGCAAGAAGACTGTGAATTCTGGAACAATGTTTAATAACTTGTTTACACAGGAAGATCTGGAAACTTTTCACCGAGACGACAGCGATTTAGACGAATCTAAATTAGATGAACTCGAACAAGACGTCTGACACTTGGTGCCCTTTACCATGGGTACATCAGTTTATTGTACCAGATGGCATTAAGACTTGTTGCCAGGGTTTGCAGTTAGAATCGACTAGTCCGTCAAAATTTTTTAAATCTGATTTAATCAATTCTGTTAGGCAGTCTATTTTAGATAACAAATTGCATAGTAACTGCCGACACTGTACTAACATGGAAAGCAAAGGCTTTACAAGTACCAGACAAGAGTCGGTGGAGTTCTATAAAGACCTCACCCCAACAAACATCAAATCGCAAATAGAATATTTAGATCTAAGGTATAGTAATCTCTGTAACTTTGCTTGTAGAACTTGCGAGCCATCATTTAGTACTAAAATTATTAATGAAATAGACCAACATCCTGAATTAAAAGCGTTTTATTCGCTAGTGAATAAAAATAATGCTTATTCAGAAATTGCACAAGATCTTAAAGACATATTGCCCACAGTTAAAAGAATAAATTTTACCGGTGGAGAACCTCTTTTAATCAAAGACAATATTAAAATATTAACTGAGTTATTACATTTAGGAAGAATTGATTGTGAAATTATGATCACTACTAATGCCAGCGTGATTAACCCGCAATGGCTATCTTTATTATCTCAATTTCAAACTGTACATTGGACTATTAGTATAGATGGAGTAGGACCGTATGCAGAATATATAAGATACGGTAGTGTGTGGGCTCAAATTGAAAAAAATATTAAAGACATTTTGTCCAGAAGACATAGTGTGGCATTTAACACTGTACTATCTTCTTATAGTGTGCTGGACATCGATAATCTGGTGTCATTTTTTGTTAATTCTAAAAAAATAGCTCAAGGGCCGTTGGAACTCATGTTTCATATGTGTATGCAGCCGAAATATTTAAATCCTTCAGTATTAGATGCCCAACTAAGCCATAATGCTAGGATTAAAATTCAAAATGCTATACAATTGTTATCCAAGGTAACTGACAACCCGCCATTGGCCATAGACATATTAGAAAACACTCTTAAAATTTTAAATACCAGCGACGAACTTCTGCGAGCTAAATTTATTGAATTTACCGCAACAGTAGATCGGATCCGAAATCAAAATTTTTATAAACTCACTCAAGGAGCATAAAATGTACGAAAATCGTATTAAGCATTTGAAGGAAAGTCATCGTGTATTAGATAATCGAATTGACGAACACGAAAAACTCCACCCGGGTACAGAAAGTCAGACTGTACAAGAATGGAAAAAACAACAACTTGCATTTGAAAACGAAATCCGACGATTAGAACGGTTACAGTGGGAACATGATCACGAGACTGTTGATTTTGACGATGATCGATAAGTCTGTTATAATATAACAATGAAAAGTCTAATTATAGGAATGGGCATCGGTCAACTCTATGAGTCGGTGCTAAAAGAACTTGGCCACGCTGTCGTCACTGTTGATTTAGATCTGTCTAAAGCACAACACAAAGATGTTGACAGTGCTCTTCGAATTCATGGTCGATTCGATACTGTGCATATCTGTACACCAAATTTTACGCATGTCAATATTGCTAGAAAAATTGCGGCTTGCAGTAAGATTGTGTTTATCGAGAAGCCAGGAGTTGCCAACGAAGAATCATGGAAACAATTAGTTAAAGACTATCCTAAAACTAGATTCATGATGGTCAAAAATAATATGTGGCGCGACAACTTAAATGAAATGCGAGCATACTATGTTAAATGTAAAAACATCAATTTAAATTGGATTAATAAAAATCGTGTACCTAAACCGGGTAGTTGGTTTACTACTAAGTCGCTGTCATACGGCGGAGTAAGTAGGGACTTATTGCCGCATTTATTGAGTTTATTCATAGCACTAGAACCTAACTTTAAAAATACCAGCTGGGTTTATAAACAGATGTGGCAAAAATGGACCTTAGACGATCTTAAAGACAGCGATTATGGCGATGTTGATATGAATGGCACCTATGACGTTGATGATCGAGTTGAGCTCGAAGGTCATGTCAGCGATCATAAATGGGTTATTCGAGCAAATTGGCGCAATAACAGTCACGATGATATTGCAATTTATTTCGATGATCATGTTGTGCCGTTGGGGTTGTGTCCCGAAAGTGCTTATAAAAATATGATTTCAGATGCTGTTAATAATCTAAATAATGATAACTTTTGGAGAGAGCAATTTGAAATCGATTGCTGGATACACAAAAAAATTAATCTATGAATCGTATACTACAAACTGTCAGTAACGGTGAATTTACCGAATCTGAATATGAACTCCCATCATTGACATCTGACGAAATTCGTGTGCGTAGCGTTATGACAGGTTTATGCCGCAGCGATATTGATATGATGAACGGTGATTTCGGTCCGCTGCCTTTGCATATGCAAGGGCACGAAGGACTGGGCTGTGTCATTGACATCGGTGCTAATATCACAGACGTAAATGTCGGAGACTATGTTGCTACACGGGGAGAACCTGCATATGCAGATTACTATAATGTACGACATCGAGAATATGTTCCTGTGCCCGAAGCACACCCACGCTATATATTAGAGCCTGTGGCCTGCGGAATTAATGTTATTCACCAACCCTTACGGGAGATTGCTGAACGAGCAGGGCCAGGACGAAGATTATTAATACTTGGATCTGGGTTTCTTGCTTGGATTGCTTATAATACCATTAAGTTAAATCATTTAGATTTCGAAATTACAGTAGTAGGCAAGTCGAACAAAGAACTTTGGCAGGATAAATTAAGCAACGACTATTCTGGTACATATGATGTTGTTATAGATTTGAGTAGCACCACGTATGTGTTCGATTGCCCTATAGTAAACGATGAAGCATTAGTAGTATTTGGTTCGCAAAAGCAAGTATCAACTGATTTTGGTACACTTCTTTGGAAAGCCTGTACCATGATGTTTCCTAGTCCAAGAACAAACAAATTCTATGACTGTATGAAACAAGCTGAATATTGGATAACCAACGGTGATATCAATATTGACAGTTTCTGGACAAAAGGTTATAATAGAGACACTGAATGGCAACAAGCGTTCAGAGACAGCAACAACAGGCCCGCTGGATACAGCAGAGGCTACATTTATTGGAAGAATAATGGCTCTTAATACAGATGCACGGCAGCAAGTAGACTATTTTGTTGGTACAGAAGTAGAAAATACTATTATGAAGGGTGAAAAGACCTTGTTTGTAGTAGGCATTAAATCTGTAGACGAAATTACTAAATTGGCCCAAGAACATAACATTCGACACATTTATTTTGGGACTAGTCAAAGTTTTCATCCCGTCAATTCCTATGATTGGGTACAATGGGATGAAATGATCAAACCTTTACTAATTAAAAATTATTTTGTTACGCTGGATTTTGATGTACAATACTGTAAAGATTTGCATGAAGAAGCATGGTGCGAATATAATAATTTTATTCCTATGATCAGTGTTAAAATTCCATATATTAAATTATATAATTATCATGCCACAGTTAAAATCGACGATAACACTTGGGGGGACACTAACCCAGGAGTATGGTGTTATCCACTTAATGAATTATTAAAACGTCGAGTATATACTGACTGGAAAGACTATATCGGTGATACTCCCGTTTTTCCTAAAGAGTCCGAGGAATAAAATAATGAATCAAGAAAATCGTGAACAAGCAAATTCTATTATAGATCGCGCAGAAAGAAAAATTTGGGTAACCTTTCGTAAAGAGGGAATTCATTGTTATCCGGCAGCAGCAACAGATCCCATGCTAGCAACCGGAGACGAATATGATGTAAGCTTCTTAGGCTCCCCGCACAGACATATTTTCCATTTCAAAGTTTGGATTAATGTACTACATAATGATCGGGATATAGAGTTTATTCAATTTAAACGATGGTTAGAAAATCTTTACAAAGATGGAACGCTTAAGCTTGATTACAAATCATGCGAAATGATGTCCGATGACCTTTATATTCAAATTACTGCAAAATACCCAGGACGAGTAGTTTGGATTGAAGTTTCTGAAGATGGTGAAAACGGCGCTCTTATTAAATATGAGACTCACCAGCCTATTCAACGTATTAAAATTTAAAGGAAATTAAAATGGCACAACCTAAATATATTGAAAAATATCTTCGTACAAAACCTGAAGTTGATAGAATTTTTAATGATCTCGACGGGTATCGGGATTATTGCAGGCTTAATATGTTAAAATTCGATGAGCGAGATTTGTATAAATCCGAACAATATCGCAAATTTGAAAAGCATCGTAACTGGCAAAATAAACAATTCGATAAACATCAGAACAATTCTTAATAATGGCCAAAGTTTTTGTTGTTGATTTGGAGCCAGTTGAAACTAGGTACACTGCCCAATGGAAATCGCATGTACCTAATTTACTAAAGGAAGCAGGTCATGATGTCCATGTTATTTCAGGTCCTACTGATATCCCAAATGCTACTACTCCTGGTGCCTTTCTTAATTTTGGCGGCACCAACATCTACAAGGCTAGCCAAGTTGAGCAAATGGGTAGACTCTTCACCGACGGTAAAGTGGTTGCTGGTGACCACTTTATCTTTACAGATGCTTGGCATCCTGGCATTATCAACTTAAAGTATATGAGCGAGTTACTGAACATTCCAGTAATTACACACGGACTTTGGCATGCTGGCAGTTACGACCCACAAGACTTCTTAGGACGTCTTGTAGGTAAAAAGAGATGGGTCAGGCATGCTGAAAAGAGTTTCTTCCACGCATTTGATCACAACTACTTTGCCACAGAATTCCATGTTAAGTTATTCTTTGACGAACTATTAGAAGATGGTTACCCTACAGAAAACCCGTGGTACGAAGAAGACTGGGCCGAACGTTATGATAGCGGCAAAATAGTGCGTACTGGTTGGCCCATGGAATATATGGGAGATGCCTTGGAGAACTATAACACCAGTCCCAAGCGCGATCTTATCTTGTTCCCACATCGTATCGCACCAGAGAAACAAGTTGAGATCTTCCGTGACTTAGCTAAACAATTACCGCAATATGAATTTGTTGTGTGTCAGGATCAACAATTAGACAAACACGAATATCACAAATTATTAGGCCGTGCTAAGATTGTGTTTAGTTGCAGTCTTCAAGAAACACTGGGTATAGGTTGCTATGAAGGTGCGCTAGTAGACGCCATCCCCATGGTGCCCGATCGATTAAGCTACAAAGAAATGTACCCTGACATTTTTAAATATCCGTCAGACTGGACTGAAAATTGGGATCAATACATTGATAAACGATCTAATCTATGTTTTGCTATTACACAACACATGGATCATTATGAAAATCGACTGCCACAGTTAAAAGTCTTGTCAAAACATTTAACAGATAATTTTTTTAGTGCAAATGAACTCCTTAAACGCATTCGATAGAATTTATCAATTTGAACAAGAACTGGCAGATTTCACAGGTGCACCGTATGCAATCATGACTGATTGCTGTACTCACGCTATCGAGCTTTGTCTACGATACGATAATGTGAAAGAAGTCAGTTTCACACCTTACACTTACATTAGTATTCCAATGCTAATGCATAAGTTGAATATCAAGTACGATTATTTCCCCGATTACTTACCGCATAGACAACAATGGGTCGGAGAATATAAGTTCGAACTTACCCGTATTTGGGATAGTGCTCGCCGTCTAGAAGAAAATATGTATCGGCCCGGAATGATGCAATGTTTAAGCTTTGGACACGATAAACCTTTGCATATTGGCCGTGGTGGTGCTATTCTATTAGATGATAAAGTTGCATATGAATCAATAATTTTAATGCGATACGATGGTCGAGACCTAAATAATAGACCATGGACTGTTCAAAAAGAATTTAAAGTTGGTTATCACTATAAACCAACACCCGAAGAAGCAGAATGGGGATTGGCATTAATGAAAGGAATAAGGGTTGACAAACCTACCCCTAAACATGTAGAATATGCTGATCTAAGACAATTTACTATTACGGATTAATATGACAGACAAAAAAGAAACAGGATTAGACGCCATGTACGGCGATGGCGGATATCGGGAAGAAAAATACTTGGGTAATTATCTTCGCGCAAAGATGAAACGTGATAACAAAAGGTTCTGGGCCGGCGACAATATTAGTGAATATGTTGATGAAAAGACTAAAGATCAACTCATTAACGAAGCAACAGAAGCATTCGAACTAGTGCTTGACCGTTTGCTTATTGATCGCGAAAACGATCCTAACAGTAAAGGTACAGCAAGGCGACTTGCAAAAATGTACTTTAATGAAATAATGGCAGGCCGATATGATTCGCCCCCAGATTGTACAGCATTTCCAAATGACAGTGAGGATAGATATGAAGGCATGTTGGTTGTTCGTAGTGAGTTGCGTAGTATGTGTAGTCATCATCACCAACCCGTTGCTGGCGTTGCTTATATTGGTATTATTGCCGCTGAGAAACTTATTGGCTTATCGAAGTACACACGCATTGCACAGTGGTGTTCAAGAAGAGGCACTCTCCAGGAGGAACTGGCTAATGATATCGCTAGGGAAATACAAAAAGCCACTGGCGCGAAAGACGTAGGCGTTTACATTCAAGCGGTACACGGGTGTTGCGAAAATCGAGGAATTATGGCACATAGTAGTTTAACACAGACCACAGTGCTAAAAGGTGCTTTTAAAGATGATGCAGGCACTAAGAAAGAGTTTTTCGACAATATTAAATTACAACAGGACTTTGCACCCCGATAATTTTTAATAGTAAACAAGATAAATATCAGATATAAAGGTGATTGATATGCAATTTGAATGGAAAGTATTAACCGATGTTAGGGCAGAAAATGGCGTTGTTCAGTCTGCGTTGTATGGCTGCTTTTGCAGAGACGGACAGTTTATGAAAGAGTCGCTGAACACTATGACTTTTACACACGATCCGGCTAATTCGGTGCCCTACGATCAAGTAACTAGAGAACTAATTCTAGAATGGATTTTGAATAATTTGGGTTCTGAGGAAGTAACTCGTGTACAAAATTATGTGTCAGGTTTAATTGTCTCTGAACAAACTTTACATGCAGAACAACTGGCAGCTCGACAAGCAGCAGAGTCAGTGACTCCCGAAGAATAAAGTTATATCAACTTTAACATCTGTCTTATCAAAATTTGAGGCTACCTAGCCTCAATTGAATTTTAATCAAAGGAAATCAATCATGGTAACAAAAACCGTAAACAAACTCGGCGATAAATTAACAAAGGTAAACGAATCATTTACAATTAATATGTATGACAATGGATTCATGGTAGAAGCCAGCGGTCGCAATAAAAAAGGCGACTATGTTAATGCTAAGATTTTGTGTAACACATTAGATGAAATGCTGGCATTGGTCAAAGAAGCAGGCGAAATGGACAGGGATAGTTAATCATGGCTGTGTGGAAAATTAGCAATCAACATAAAAAGAATGCTGTTGAACGTCAATTTTGGACCAAAGACGGTGTTACTGTTATTAAAGAAGAAGGCTTTCGTTGGGGAACTTGGACCTGCGACAGCGAAGAACAACCCGATATTGATCTCGAGAATCCAGATGGTTATGAAGTTATGTCTACTGACCATGATTGGGAAATGGATTCAATGGATGACGGCTGCTGGGTTGAGTGGACATTTCCCGACGATATGCCCGAAGAAGAACAAGAACGTATCCAGGCTCTTTGGGACGAAGATTGGTACGAAGGTATGGAAAGCGATGGGTGGTCAAACGATGATACTGAGCATTGGATTTATGGTCCTATTCAATTGACCAATGCAGACACAGGAGAAGAATTCTTTGGAGATAATGATGACTAATTGGCTAAGACAAAAATTTAAGAATTTTTTATACCCCGGAGATGAAGCAGAATTAGTATCTTCTAATAGACTGTCGGTAACCAGTAGTGATGATTACAACGAAGACAATACACTGAGATTTTCGGTTACTCCTGCAAGGGGAGGAATTATTGTGTCTGTTCGAAATTACAATAGAAAAAAAGATACTTCCGAAAATACTGTGCATGTTATTCACGACGATGAAGATGTGGCACATCGAGTCTCCGAAATCGTTAGCATGAGCTTGCTACGTAATTGACAATAATCAAAATATTCAGTAAAATATCACAGTAATGTTTTATTGAAGGATGCATCATGCTACTTAAACTACTCGAACGTCTTGACCGAAAACGTATCGTAATGGATCGCGTTAACGATGAACCATATCTAGAACGATATTATTTGTTTCTTAAAGACCGAAAGCGTTTTCCTTTCAATGTATTTTTACATAAATTTCTAAAGTCAGACCCTGACGATTTACATGATCATCCTTGGCCTTACTTCACTTTGATTCTTCGCGGCGGGTATTGGGAATGGATTCCTCAGTTTAATTCAAAAGGCGAAAAATTTGGAGAAGTCGCAGTATGGCGGGGAGTAGGTCATTTTAGATTTTCTAAAGCATCTAGCTATCATAGAATCGAACTTGACCCAGATATAACTTGCTGGACTTTATTTTGCCCAGGCCCGCAACAGAAAGAATGGGGCTTTTTAAGTAAAGGCCAGTGGGTACAGTGGGAACAGTATTTGGCTAGTAGAACAAAATGATAGCACTACCCCCAGGCTGTACCGTAGTTTATCCTATATGGATAGACGTCGATGAATTAACTAAATCTATTATAGATTGGTACGAACAAATAGGTGGTCGCCAGAAAGTAGATACATATTGGAATCATCGAGGCCGCGAACATTCTAATGTATATGTGGCATACGGACGTGGCAAGTGGTGTCATCATCATCAAAACGGCGAAGGCGGCACTAGGTTGCATTTTAATGGAGAAGATGCTAGTATTGCATCTATGTTTTTAATTAAGTTTTTAGACAACGTAACAAATCACAATCTCAAAGAACATATGGAAAGAATTGAAAATGAATATTACTAATAAAGAATATCACGGTCTTGTTGCAAAAATTTGCAGGGATATTGCTGTTAGTGATTGGCGGCCTAACTACATTGTAGGTATGGTTCAAGGCGGACTTATTCCTGCTGTAATGATCGGTAACTATTTTAATATTCCCGTAAATGCGTTAAGTAAAGAAGAAAGCAACCTATGGATGGCAGAAGATGCATTTGGGTATATCGATAAAAACAATCGCAGTGATGTAAATGTTGCCAGTATATCCGAGTCTAGAAAAAATATTCTAATTGTCAATGATATTAACGATACTGGTAACACTATTAACAATCTCATGGAAGATTGGCGTTCCGGATGTTTACCCAATGATCCAACTTGGAAAGAAGTTTGGAATAATAACGTTAAGTTTGCTGTTATCTATGATAATGTTAGCAGCAAATCAAAAGTCACTGTAGACTTCTGTGGAGAAGAAATCACTAAGAGTAAAAAAGAACGTATAGTTTTTCCTTACGAAAATTGGTGGATGTAATATGAAATACGATTGGAATAGCTTTCCTAAATACGTTATCGATTGCGGTAAATTAAGCGAGCCGTATGATTTATGTAAAATTTTTAAACATTATAAAATTGACAAATATGTCTATGAGTTTGTATTCGATAACGCTATCAAAGTTAAGACTGGAATGAGTGCTGCTAAAAGCATTTCGAGAACCTGGGG